TGAAAGTTTAACTGATCTATGTATACAGGTGTTAGAGCCTACACGTAGACACTTCAGTAAACCTATGGTAATTACCTCGGGCTACCGTTCAGCAGATTTATGTCTAGCTATCGGCAGCAATCCAAACAGTCAGCATGCAAAAGGAGAAGCGGCTGACTTCGAAATGTTTGGAGAAGACAATAAAAATTTAGCAAAATATATTAGAAGTGAATTAATATATGATCAATTAATATTAGAATTTTATAATTCAGATGACCCCTCAAGCGGCTGGGTGCACTGCTCATATAATAAAAATAACAATAGAAAACAATCATTGATATATGATGGCAAAGATTATAAACCATGGCTTACTTAAATGCAAACATACCAATCATCGAGTGTTATGTTCGGGGTAATTACTTAAGAGATCAAAAAGATTCCCACGATAAATACTTTGAGTGTGTTGTATTTGGAGTTGCAAGTTTACCTAAACAAGTTCCCTTGTTTCATTACATGATGACCGATGGGGGACTATGGTGGCGAGCACCTATCTCTGCATTCTGTACTAAACCAGGTGTTAAGGAACTACCTTTAAATGAATTATGTTTATGGGATTCCTTTAGTTATAATATTTCAGTAACAACATTTTATAATCTTGCAGGTAACAAAGTACAATACTTTTCAAGACGTAAAGTAAAACGTAAAGGAACTTATCTATTTACTTTGGATTGGTGTGATGGAGATTTTAATGAATTAGCTTTCGGCTATGCACAGAAACCTGATCAACACAAGTGTGGTCATGTTATAGAATTAGATGATGGTAATTATGCTATACAACCTAATAATAGATTAAGAGTATTTGATCCATCATTAGCAGCTGAACCTGATAAACCTTTAATCAATCGTTTAGTTAATACAAAGACATGGTCAGTTGAAGATACCTCTAAATGGATTACTGATGAACATGAAGAAGGAAGTTATGATTATGAATATAAAGAATTAAAATAATGGTAGCACAATTAGCAGTAATGCCTATAGCAACAGCAGTAGGGGAATTTGCAGCACCTTATTTATTAAGGAAAGCTGGGGAAATAGGTCTAACTAGATTTATACAAGTTTATGGTGGTGCAGCAGCTGCCTCTATTGGTATTCAAAAGACTCAACCAGTAGATCTACAAACAGAGAAAATAATGGGTATGCCTGTTAGCCATATTACAGGACAGGGTGAAGTTTATGATGATATTGACTACAGTGCTATTGATGAAGACAGAGAAGTAGAACCTTTAAAATATATAGACACAGTTCATGGTGGTAAAGGACCACTTGAGCCTATTAAAGCAAAAGGTTTTCCAGCCCAAACTGAAGTAAAGAAATGGGATGAAAGCTTTAAAGCACCAGAACCAATTGAAACTAATAAAGGACTTGAAGTACCTTCACAAGAGAGAGTAGTCCCACCAGGATTTGAAACACCTGACATTGTTGACACAAGCATACTTACAAAAGACATATCCAAACAAACTAAAGACCTAGTCAAAGAAGAACCCGAGTTCGGTGCATTAACAGAAACTGAAAAGCAAACTGCAAGACTTGAGAAGGGAGATAAACCTGACTACTACTCTAGGGTTGCTAAGGCTGTTGAGGGATCACAAGAGATAGCAACTGCTGAGCAATGGATGGGGATTATACAAGGGCAGGGAGCAACTGAAGCAGAACTAGATTATCTTGGATTAACAGACCTTTTAAAAGGTAAAGAAAAAATTACTAAAGAGAATTTACTTAAGCACATAAAAGAAAAAGATATTTCTTCCAGAATTACAACTACACGGATGCCAGATAAAGACAGAAAAGTTGTTGAATATGAAACCTTTAGATTAGGGGGTACTGATTCAAAAACTTTTGAAACTTACCTTATGCAATTTGATGTTACTAAGGATAAAGAAGGAAAATATTTACCACATGATGAGCCTATAACTTATAGGGCACCACCAGAACATGTAGGAAAAGAACAGTATGGTCGAAATACTTTTTTAACTTTAAGAACACAGATTGGGTATAGTCCTTCGTTACGGGGTAGTGAGGCTTTGAAAAAGGCTGGAGATGATCCTTTAAGTACTTCTGAAATGAAAGCATGGTCAAAAGAAGCTGAGGACCATAATAAATGGGCTAAAGAAATTAGTGAAATATTTAAAAATACTTTAATAGGCGATGAAGTTCAATCAGATTTAGTTCAAAGGGGACGTTTAACAGGATTTGAAAAAGATTTTGATGCTGTTAAAGGTTCAGACTTAATTACATATTTAGATAAGAATAAGATTAAGTATGAAATAGAAACAGACCCATTAAATCAAGGCTTTAAAGATTACCAGGCAATTAGACTTTATCACTCACCAGTTGCAACAAATGATTTAGAAGATGACAGAGATTTTACATTAATGGATTTCACCCCTAATACCCGTTATATTTTTGGACATCCTTTAAAAAAACTTGATGCTCGGGATGCAAGAATTGACAGAACCAAACCAAAAGAATTTAAAAAAAGAGTAACCGTTAATGCCTGGACAGGTAAGTTATCTGATCATATAAAAGTACTACCAAACTTTCCTATAACAAATGATAAAAAGGTAGCCGAACTTGGGATTATGGAACTAATTAGAATAGCAGTAGAAAATGGAAATGATTCCATAGCTATTCCAGGTGGGCAAATTTTAGCAGATAGGTACAGTAGCCGAGAAAATTTAAAAGTAGGGCAGAAAATACTATTAGATGCAACACAAAAAATTGCTAAAAGAAATAATACAGCTGTGACTGAATATGTTATTCAAAAGAAAAAAGAATTTACCAAAGAATCAGGGTTGCATTTTGAGGGAACCGTAGACTGGGTAAATGAAGCTAGAGAACAGGGGTATTCTTTAAAGAAAATAACAAGGGAAGAATTAAAAGATTTACTATATGACCCAAGTGATCCAGAGGGTAGGATAGGAGAATTTACATTGGCTCGTCAAGAAATTCCAGATTTTATAAGTATGATGACGGAGAATGCTTATAGCAGAAATATCGGAAATATAGGTGATGAGTTATCAATAGAATCTTCACAGGATAAATCATACTACATATGGCAAGATTCGAGTGGTGCAATTAAATTTGAATTACCCATTGTAGGTGCTAATGAAGCAGAAATATACATGGCTGATGAAACTCGTGATACAGAAACCTCAGCATATGTGGAGGGATTATCAGAAAATCCTACAGAAAGAACTTATTTAGAATACCTATTTAATAAAATAGAAGAATACCAAGGTAAGGCTAAAGGCACAAGAGAGGATCATAAATTATATAAAATGAAAATTCCAAAGAAATTTCAAAAGAAAAGACTAAGCGAATCTTACAAATTTACTAAAAATTTAGAGGATAAAACAATAGGGGATCAAACAGATAGAATGTTTGGATAAATAAAAAAAAAGAGGGGTGCTATTAACACCCCCCTCGGCAACACATGGGCACCCTTATGGGTGCCTTTTTTTTTTGGTGCAACTTCTTCACAGCCAAAACTCTAAATTTTATAATGCTATAGGACCCTCTCGTATCATACGTTCTCTCCTTAATGCCCTTTCAGAAGGCTCCATAAGTTTTTCAATATCCTCTAAGGTTGCAGATGGATTTTTCTTTAGAGTCTGAACAAGCCATCTGTAAGACATAGGTTGTAATACTTTAGTTGTATCCTCCCATTTGTAACTTATAGTATTTAAAAGTAATTTAAATTTTTCAGATGTTATATTACTTTGATGCTCCTTCTTAACTACATGCGTAACCCAGGCTAACAAGATTGCCTTTGCTTTATGGCGAATCTTTCTCATCTGTTTAGGATTCATTAAACAGTCTGAATCAATTTCTTGATATCATCTTCTAATTTTTTCCCTACAGAATTAGCATGATTGATAACAGCGGCACATAGGTTTCCATGATACTTATATTCCTTTAATGCTTCCCTTATTTTAGCTACGGGCTTACCCCCGTAGTCTATAACAAGAGCATTGTTTTTATTTAAACCAATCTTTAATTCAAATAAAAGACCTGTGTGTTTGCTGATATCACTTTTTGGCATTGGTTTCTGCTTGCTCCTTCTTAACAAAGTCAGCCCCTATGCTTGGATCTAATTGACTTAGTGTCCCAATCATGTTCATAAGCTTAACAACTTCAGCATAAGGTCTTGTCATTAAGTACCTCATGATTTCAGTTAGTTGGACAGAACTTATTAAGTAAGTTCTTGGTTGGGGTTGTTGTACTGTTGGTTTCTCCTTCGAGTTTGTAGTCATCTTTCTTTCCTCCTTGTTTATTAATAACCTTTAAATTGGTAATATTTATCTTCTATTAAATCTTCATTTAATAAATACATATTACTATTTCCCTTATCAAAGATTTCTTTTAAATCCCTAATAGTTTGGTTTATTGTTCTATGTTGTTGAAGACAACCACAAACTAAATCTTCAACTTCTATTAATGCTTGTTTTACTGCACCCATTACTCTACCTCCTTTATTAATCTATTTAAATACCATTGTGCTTTTTGTAAATCTTCCAATGGTTCACCTTTAAATTTATAACGTGACACATACTTTAACACATTACCCTTAAGGTATCCATGATACTCATCATCTGTCATACAATCTTTTATAACATCAATGGTTTCTTTTTTACCTTTAAGGTAATGAAGTGGTGAATTTACAGTATCATCTACCATAGCGTCTCCTTACTGTATTATACTGTACGGTTTCAAGATCATATTCTCCCTGATGAACATTTCTTTTAACAACTAAGCCACTCCACCACATACGTTGTGTACTTCTAGCATACTCTTCTTGATGATGCAAGTAGCAACCCGCAGATAATCCCATGACTTTTTTACCCGATGGTACTGTACACATAGAGTAATCAAAGATATGACAATGACCTACTGTCGATGATACTTTATTTTTTAATAAGAGAGAACGAGCAATACTGTCACCACTGATAGGCTTACCCATAATGCCAGTAGGATAGTTGTGGCAATAATATACCCCATTAACAGCCAAGGGCTGCTGATAGGGAATAACTTCCCAACCATACTCTTTAAAGTCAAGGTCTTTTGTACTAATTGTTCCATCGAGTTCAGGTGTTTCATCTATTATTCTATCTATCCTATCTTCATGATTACCAAGAAGCATAATCTTTCTTGATCGTCTACCATTGAGACCTTTGTTAAACTTTTCTAATGCATTATGTGCATGGTCAATATCTTTCTTGTATCGTCTACCTTCAAAAGATTTCTTTCCTTTATCATAACTAGATAAGGAATCCATACTTGAGAAATCCCCCATGCATATTATGGTATCGGGCTTTAATTCATGAGCCATCTTACCTGCCCATAAAAATCTATCATTGCTTGCCTTTGGGGTACAATGAGGATCCCCTATTACTAAGTGTGTTGCCATTAATGTAACTCCTTCTTGCGTTTACGTTTTAAGTATTCTAAAAAATCAATAATATTTTCTGTATCATCTATGTGTGCCTTTTCATTTATACCTCCATTTGCTTTTTTATATTTAGTATCATCTGCAAATCCTTTTATTCCTGCTAGAAAAGCAGTGTGTGGATCTGAAGTTGCCATCTTTATCATGCCACGTGCTATGGTGGAACACAATTCGTATTGTTCATCTGTCATTTTATTTTTACTATCCAATAAAATACCACAGCTGAATCCCTTTTCCCAAGGGTGTATAATAACTTTAATAGAATTTATAATATCAAATTTTTTAGTCATATCAAATATCTCTAGGCACGGGCAAGAAATAGACCCCTCGAACTATTTCCCACCCAGTACAGAATATACAATCTTTAGCTTTTTGACTTTGTGTAAGCATCGTCTTTTCTAGGATTGTTTACTTCAGTATACCAAACCCACTTAGGGTTTTTACCTTGTGATTGCTGTTGTGGTAGCAACTGCAATTTCTTTCCCCAACAAGGAATCTTATATGGGCAGAATCCACATACCATACCCAAAGTTTTATTCCCTGTTTTCTTAGTCCTAAAGGTTTCTTCAATTTCATTATAACATTTTTTAAATGGAACATTATCTTTTAATGCTTTGAAATTCTTTTGTGCATTAGCTAGTGCCTCCTTTTTGTAATGGTCATCAACAAGTGGAGTTTCACAAACTACCCACTCACCTGTGGATTTATTAACTACAATCCACCCACCAAAAGGTACCTTCTCACTTTCTGAATACAAATAACCTTGTGATACATATCCAAAAGCATCCTCTTTAACTACCTCTTCAAAGCCACCTGATGCCCCAAACTTTTTTTCAAAGGAATAAGGTGACGCACTCTTAATATCCCAAACCTTCTTATCAATTTTAACATCGTACCTACCTTCAATTGTGGACTCACCGAACTTATACTTAACATTTTTTTGTTCATCTTCTATACCTACTCCTGCTGATTTTAAAACAAAGATTGATAGTGCTTCAATTAAATCTCCAAAAGTATTTCTCATCTTCGCATTGTAAGGTTGACCTTCTCCTTTTACATTCTTTGCTTCCATTTGTAATTGGCA